ATATCAGTTTCTACTACAACCGCATATTGTAAAGTTTTATTTATATCAGTTTCTACTACAACCGCATATTGTAAAGTTTTATTTATATCAGTTTCTACTACAACCGCATAATCTAAATCTTTCGTTACTGCAACAGGAGCAACAACCTCATATGCAAGTGCCTTATCAATAGGCGTGGCCGGTGCAACGATTGTATATTGTAGCGTTTTAGTTGCATCTACTGGCACTTTTACTGTATAGACTAAGTCTTTTGTAATATCCTTTGGTATCCCTATATAGTAATCAAGGTCTTTAGTAACATCTATATCTGTTAATATAGTATATGTAAGGTCTTTGGTTATTCCAACAGGTGATGTAACTGTGTACGCAAGTGGCTTAGTAACATCTACTTCTGCGTTAACTTGGTATTCAAGCGTTTTTTCTACACTAACTGGCGAACAAACATTATATTCTAATCCCTTGTCTGTTGATGCAGGTGTGGTTATTACAGTATATGCTAATCCTTTAGTGATCGCTTGCGATGTTTCTATTGTATATGCAAGTGTCTTTGTAACATCCACTGGCGATTTAATTTCATAATCAAGTCCTTTCTCTACATCCATTTTTCCTACTACTCTATACTCTAAGGTTTTGTCTATCGATGCCGGAGATATGTCCACTAAATATGTTAATCCTTTTTCTATCCCAACTGGTGCTTTAACTGTGTATGTTAATGCTTTTTCAACATCTACATTAGAAGTAACTTCATATGCTAATGTTTTTTCTACATCTACCGATCCTTTAACTGCGTAATCTAAATCCTTTGTTACATCTACATCGTCTTTAGCTGTAAAACTAACTTCTGCGCCATAATTATACCCTGCCGAATTGTAGGCATAGGCTCTCACATAATAAGTTTCTCCTGGTGTTAGGCTTGTAATACTCTTATCAAATGCACCTGTACTATATGTTCCTGTATCTTCTACATAATCGTCATAGTCTGATGCTGCTGGTGCTGTATCTCCTGGGTCGCTTTGTGTTGATGTATCATATACAAAACCCCTTTTTGTAGCACTTTCTCCACCTGTCGCTGTTATATTACCATTACCTGTTGCAGTTGTCTTTTCTATATCCTCAACTGCCTCAGTGGTTACTGTTGGTGCTACTGCTACCTTTGGGAGTACCTCAACGGCTACCTGTCCCCAATTTACATCTGCTGACCAAGTCATTGTATAACTTGTCACAGTAGGAGCAGGCTTTGTACTGCCAAAGGATTCCCACGCCGCTTGAACATCGCTCCACCGCTCTGTTTGTCCTGACCCAACTGTTCCTCCTCCTGTATTTCTACCAAATACACCGTCCATTATAATAGAACCTGCTTTTGTTGTGGTTATACTAAGTGTTGGGTCGTTACCATAACTACCAGTAGCAGATTGTGTTGCTCCAACTGGATTAGATGTGTCTGCACCAGTAAAACTAACTGTGCCACATATTGCTCCATTACTAAGATTGTATTGAAAAGAGAAAGCTACTGTTTCACTACTTGTTCCAGGATTCGCATAAGAATACATTGTTATAAAGTCCTCAGCGCCACTACTCTCGGCTGTTAATTGACTAACCTCGTTGGTCATAGCATCACCATCATAAGTTGCAGTAACAGTTCCTAAAGGGTCTTGTGCCCTTGTGCCAAAACTCGTTATAGCAACCCTATCACTCCCTGACGCAGTATGATTATAGCTGAAACTTGTTCCACTTCCATTTCCAACTATTACATCATCATATGCTAATGTTCCAAAAAAGAAAGGAACAGCTAACGCAAATAATTGTGGAAACAAAAGACCTGCTAACATAATAGGTATTACTGCAGGGTTTTCTTTCGCTGTTACTTTCAATCTTGTAACAAAAGGCATTTTCAATCTCGTTACGAGAGTAAATCCCTTATAAAAATATGCCTTTGTCCTTGCATCTACCCTTAACTTCTTTACAGGGTGATATTGTATCAATCCTAAATGATATAGTAATTTTTCTAATACTACATCTCTTAAAAACAATTTTGTTTTCTCCTTAAATTCCATTTATAATCCTAACTCTGTTAATTTTGGATTCTCGTGATCTGCTTGAATTATCAAACCGTTTGGCAAGATAAAATTGTAATGATATTTATAGTTAAATTTCTTTCCTGTCCTATAACCAAATATGTAAACTGTCTTTTTGGTTTCCTGTGGTGTATTCGCATTCAATACATATCTTCTATACTTATGAATGATCCTTGCTCCCTCTGGCAAGAGTATATCTATCCTCCTATCGGTCTTTGGATTCCTTAATACCCATAGCTTCACATCTTCCTGTATGATCTCTCCTACCCTATGGAATATCCCTTGTGTGATGTCTGATGGATCATCTTCATATTGAAGTAACTCTGTCCCGTCTTTATACTTAACTCCCCAAGTCCAATCTTCTACTTTGATTTCTGTTCTCCCCTCTTTCTCATTGTTATAATAAAATGTTTTCATGTTTTTGTTCTTTTTTTTTAATAAAACCCCTGTGGATTACAGGGGTAGTATTTGGCATTGAATTGCCTGTAATCGCATTGAGTTGCTTAATTGTCTATTTCTTTGCTTTCTTTCCTTTCGCATCGCCTCTCTTAATTGATGCTTCGGAGATTTTTGCAAAGTTTGGACACGTTGTCCTTATCACGTATTCTTGTTCGGTAGGTTTAGCACCTCCGGCTGCCTCGCACTCGTGTGCCAAGAACTCTTCGTTTGTTTTGAATTCCTTTTTACAAGGACCACAAATAACTTTATCCATAAGTTTCTAAACCTTAGGCCGTTTCGTCATACTGATAATGCATCGTTGCTGATGCTCCTACTACATCGCCTGCATCGGTTTGAATCTGATGTACTAAATAATCAGATGAACCGGCTGCGGTCAAAGTACCAGTTAGGGATCCACCGATTCCTAAATTGGCATCTGTTGGCTCTGATGTAGGCATGGTTTCGGTTGCAATGCTTGAGTCTGTTGCTATTGGTGTTTCAAACGTTTCTGCTCCACCATAGGAAGTTTCCCTTGCATTGGTTAGATGTACAGCTGAACCCCCTAAAGCGGTGGTTCTCCAGATCTTAATGTTATCAATAACACTTGATCCTCCCATAGCTGTAACCTCAACTTTCTGCCATTTTTCATATGTGTTTTCTCCGGGGACTACAGGATATGTAGCTGCTACTAAATTAACTGCATCAGTTGATCCCATATTGGAATTTGTGATGTTAGCTGTTTTAGTTTCTCCCGCGGTATTAAACTCATTTATCACTATTGTTGCTGCCATAAGTCTTAATATATATTAATTTTTCTTTACGAGGGGGAAGTCGACTTGTTCTCCCCCCCACTTACAATATCTCACTCGATCTTACTAACTGGCTGTTCCAGTTTTAAGAACTACGATTGCTGATGGTAATGCTAATACATAACCAACTCTCTCTTCGATTCTCAACGCGATCATGTTTTGCATGGCAAGATTCAAGGTAGTAGTACCGTCTCCATCAGTGATAGTAGCTTCAGAAAGTAATTTGGCTCTCATAGCTCTCTTATCTCCGAAGATAGCTGCTATCTTTAGGTTTCCAAAGAAACAGAATGCTGAATCTGCGGTTGCGAATGTCTTGCCCGGTAGTGCATCTGAGAATTCGATTGGGAATTCAAGGATACCCTCAATATCAGTTTTGTTAGGTGGTAATAGGAATAATCCTTTACCGTCATCGGCTGATACTGCATCTGCTCTTAATTTTCTTAAGTAGCTATAGATGGTCCTATTCATATAATACTTAGCTCCTGCTAAAGCACCTGTGGCGATTTCATCTTGCATATCAATTAAGTATGCGAATGTAATGCCTGATACTCCAACTCCTGCTCCTAATGAAACAGATGATACTGAACCGTTTTGTAAAATACCAGTCCAAGGTGATCCTGATCCATTGAAGAATTGTGTATCTTCCTCTTTAGCCATAGCCTCTGCGACTAATTCTGCAACTAAACTTGTTAGATTAACTGCACTATCCTCAATTAGCTCCTCTGTCAATGGGACAATGGCTGCTAATTTCTTTAAGGTTTGTGTTACTAATCCGAATGTTGGGTTGCTACTTGTCTTATCGGCTGCCTCATCGATCCAATATACTGTTACACTGGATGCTAATGTAGGAATCTTTCTCTCATTGCCCGGTCCACTAAATGGGAGATATCTCATATCTCTTCTTGCTAAACCATATTGTTTCTCGGCAATTCTCAAAACTTCTACTAACAACTCTTCTGGGATTGTGTACCCACCTCGAGCATCATCTCCTGTATAATTATAAGTAGTAGTTTTCTTTTCCATTTCCATCAAGGTCTTGGTATCCTTTACCAATAACGCTTTAAGGAAATCTCTTGTGTCGCTCCTGTTTGGATCAACTTCTAAATCTTTCTTTCCAATGTCAATAGCTTTACTACGTTGTTTCTTGGCTCTTACCAAAAACTTTGCTACCAACTTATCAGCGATGGCATCCATTTTCTCATCCATCTTTTCTCCCATCTCTGTTTCGATGTTTTTGGAGATCATCTCCTTAAGAGATTTTTCATCCATACTATCATCGTCGTCGTCGTCGTCGTCATCGTCGTCTCCTGAATTATCATCGTCGTCATCGTCTGAAGATTGTTCATCATCAAACTTTTTCAACTGTGATGGAGATAGTAATGCTACGTTCTCTTGTAACATTTCCTTTTCTGCATCTGACAATTCATCAAAACTCGTTTTAACGAATTTCTTGATTAATTCTAAAATATTCATAACTCTAATAATGTATTAATTTTTTAACGCTCTCTTCTCTTGTAAAAGCTCTCTCACAACTTTATTCACTTTGCGAGCTGTGATTTGTCTTTTGCCACCCTTGTTGGCAGGTGTTTCGCCTTTAGTTTTCGCAGGCTTACGTCCAACATTATCAGCGCTTAAAACCTTGCTAATTTTTTCCTTTAATTGATCTGTAATTTGGTTGATTGTTTCTGTGGATAAGTCAACTTTGTTTTTCAATAATCCATCCTCAATTTTCTTTTGTACTTCTTTCTTAACTGCATCTCTAACTGGTTGCATATCTAATCCCTTTGTCGATGCCAGTGCCATTGCATTGGCCGGAACATTAACACAACTTAATTCAAACAATGTGTTCTCTCTTAATATAATTGAATCATCGTCTTCGTTCACTTCGAACTTGTCGCATCTAAACCCAACAGAGAACGCTCTCATGAATCCTCCTTTATATAATCCGAATATTGTTTTAGCTAACTCATGCTGTTCCACTGCGAACTCAATGGTTCCGGCTAAATTGCCACTCCCATCAACTTCTAATTCAATAACTTTACCAACTGCGGGGATGTATTGATTGTGTCCGAATAACACAACGGGATTTTCCATGAATTCTTTTATGTTCCATCCTGTCTGATCAATGATCTCTCCATGCCTATCTTCTGCACTGGTCGAGAACACTCCCTTGATAGTATATTTATCTTCCTTGATCTCCTTGATCTTGAAAGTTAAATCTTTTCTTACAATTTTGTTTTTATCGATTGCCATATATTTAGTATAGTATATTTTTAATTACAAGTATAGATTATAAATCTGAAGCTGGTCCAAGAACACATCTACAGTTAGGTTCACTTGGGTATTGTAAACCGTTACTGAATGCCTTTCCCAACTCTTTGATCTCTCCATTTAATTCTGCATGTTCTGGTCTGGTCCTGTCATCCATAACAGCGATCCATTCCTTGTGAGTAGTTACCTCACTCTGATTATATGCTCCAAGAGTAGCCTCATTGGTGGCTGCGATTGTTTCTGTCCTTGCTATCATCTCTGACCTGTAGTCTGGGAATCCTTTATACACTTCCTTGATTCTCCCTGCGATCTGTTGTATGCCCTCTCCCTCTTCTATTCCATCTGACATCGTCTTCAATACCTTTTCTCTTGTAGTATTGTTAACTCCTAATCCAAACTCCTTGGCTCTCTTCTGTAATGATTCTGTTAATGCATTTGTCATTTCAAAAGTTTCATTAGGATCAATCATGGCCATTGTCTCTGCTCCTGACTCTCTGGCTGTGGTTGCTATGAATGGATATATGAACTCCTCGAATACTGGTGCTTGCTCATTATAAAAGAGATTGATTGTTAGAGTAGTTTCTTTCCCTACTTTCTTTCTCTTGTTGCCGGCTTTTGTTTTTGTAACATCTTCCTTTTCAATTAATGAAATTAACTCGGCCAACTGTTTGCCTGCTAATGCATTCATATCTTTCTTTAGTATTTGTTCTCTTTGAATGCTTGCCTTGATAATCATATTTGCATAATCATCTCTCAACTCACTACTAATCAATGCTCTGGCCACTTTCTTAACATTAACCTTTTTGGCGTTCTTTAATGTCTTGGTTATCTCTTTACGATCTGGTTTCTTGAACTCTTTTCTTAACTCTTTCAAAATGTTCTCTTTCAATTTCAATGATTCTCTTAACATCTCTCTCCCTCTAAACATCTTTGATGCTTGGATTGCACTCTTCCTGTTTCTCTTCTCTTCTAAGTCTTCGAATATCTTTCTTTTCTTGGTTTCTGATAATCTCCCAACCGATCTCAAATTCAAAGGAATATATAAATCCCATCCTCCATCGATTGGTTCGAGGTTCTCTTTACTTCTTACTTCATTCATAACCATGTAACCGTTCTTGATTCCTGATTCATATTCTTTCAATGTTAGTTCTCTGTCTTCCGGTGTTGGATCTTCATATGTTAGAAATAGGTTCTCTCCATAGTCCGGTATGATTAACTCTTGATTTGTTTTCTCTACCAGTCTCTTTGTCTGTGGATTTATAACTTCGCTTAAGAATATCCTCATTGATGTTTCTGCATTGGCCCTGTTCACATCATCTGTAATTGATACGATTGCTTTTGGAACTCCAAAGGCTACAAGTATATCATCTCTTGTGAATTTCATTGACTCAATGTAATCCATCTCTCTTTGGTTGATACTGACCTGTTGATATTCTAATTGTCCTTGCATGATAGCAATCTTTGAATTCTTACCAACTCCTCTATGTTTGTTCTCGAATTCCTTTGCTATATCTTGTTTTTGTTCTGGGGATAACTTATAACCACTAACTGATTTGATGATTCCATCTGGTCTTCCATTGTTTAAGAAGAAGTCTCTTTGGTATTGGCTTGCATAACTTTCTGTATCGATTCTAACACTGGCACTCTCTACCGGACTTACCCCATAATAAACATCCAAAGGAGATGCTGACTTAAAATGCACTATATCTTCTGGATTCATTACCTCCTCGGAACCGTCTTGTTTTCTAAATATATACGCCTTTATAAACTTCTCCGGATCCTTTACAATCTTTACGAAGTCTGGTCTTAAATTCCAAAGCTCTACGATGTGGCCTCTTTCATCTCTTACCTTAAACCAAAAGGCATCTCCGGCTAAGTTTAAGTTAATCATTGTGATCTCAATGAATTCGCTCTTTGTCTGGAACTCGTTTGGTTTATAAAGTAAATCTAATACCTCATGGCCGAACACTTCCTTTGTATCTCCCTTTGAGTTTAATATCTGGTATAAATCAAAATCTATCGAAGCTACTTTCTCTGCTATCTTCGATACACACGCATAAACGTACAAGGACTTCTCGTATTGCTGAAGCATCTTTGTCTTGCTCCACGCTCCCCCTGTCATCCTCGCCAATAATTCAATCCCCCCATAGATTGGGTCGTACTCTTTTTTTCTAAATAAATCGGTTACTTTAGTTAAGATTCCCATATGTTTTTATTATAGCATAACTTATACACGTGTCACGCTTGGAATAGGCATTTTCCTTAATTGCCATGCAATGGCTCTTGAGAGTATCCTATCATCGTGCTTACCTGATTGAGCTTCTGCTTTGTTACTTTTATTATAAATCATATTTCGCGCCTCGTCTTCTGCCTGTGAATAACTCTCTACCAGTTCCTCTTTTCTGTATGCCTCTTCTAATTCTGCAATCATCACTGGTCTATTCGTTCCCGATGTAAACCATTCTATATAACTGATTCCTAACTCATCGGCTTTCTTGGTGTGAGCTATTCCTATCCCGTTCTTTTCCACTGCTAAGAAGATATTGAATCGGGACTTCTTTGTTACTGGATCTATTATAACATCCTTTACTCTCTTCCAAAATATATCTATCGGTTCATTCGATGTGTACTCATAAATAATACTCGCTTGATTTGTTTCAGGATCAAGGTCAATCATTGTGAATGAATGGTTATCTCCCCCGTCTACTCCCTCTGCTCCATCAACCGCTGCGAATATCAATCTCTTTCTCAATGCCTCCCTCTTCTCCTTTGTCTGCCAGTTCTCGAACTCTGCATCTGATTCAACTGGAACTTTCTTTGTAGGATCTGTAATAATGTGATTGAACACTGATCTCCCACTCTGTAGGAAACATGTCACATCGTCTTCAGGATATTCCTGTGCGAATAATTGTCCTTTATCCCATTTCTTATATCTTCTCCATTTTAACTGTCCAACCGTTAAATCAATTCCATACTCTAACATCACTCTGGCCACAAGGTTTCTCTCCTCCTTATCTAATCCCGCTTTGAACTGATCATCTGGTATCCCGAACATCTCCTGAACTCCCTTTGATAATCCTTTCCTCTCCTCTTCTGTCATCTGGTCCATTGAATACTCTTGATCCACAAACCAAGGAATAAATATATTAGTATAAGGACTCTTCCCTCTCTTTGCTTTCTCCCACATATCATAGAACTCATCTCTCCCATTGGGAGTAGTCTCAATATCAATCTGTCCATACTCGGTTGCCTCGGACACTCCGGCAAGTATTGTTTCCAATCCTACGCTATAAAAGGCTGCCTCAGATAAGTGTGCCCTATCAATTGTATCTCCTCTACCAACTGCTCTCTGTCCGGCTGTTCCTATAAAGTAATTAGACTTTGTCTTTGGAAACTTCAACTCTGTTTTTGAATCTGTTGATGTATATGGTTGGTCATCCATTGTTTCAATGAACGATCTTACCGCATCGAATAATCTTTTTGTTGATTCCTTTTCATGACTAATAACGACCGCATTGGTACTCTTCCTTATGCAGTCTACTAACTGATCGGCATCTATTACCTTACTCAGTCCCTTTTGCCTCGCCTTGAGTATCAGGTTTCTCCTTGTTTTTTTTGCCCAGTACAACCCTTGTGCCGGATTGAATTGGAACGGTACTAACTGACCCCTCTTGTTTCTTATCTTGAACCGGCTTTCTATTATCGCTCGGTTGCTCGGTAGGCTTGGCCTCTTTGGTTGTATTATCTTTTCCTCCATATGTTTCGTCCCATAATTTTTGTTCTCTTCTTATTCGATCATCGTTCTCCATTAACTGTTCATCTAAACCTTTCTTGCTTGTTGTAACATCCGCTTTGGATCTCGGTATATATTCAGGATGTTTCCTATCTAAATAATACCTTACACTTGGTCCATCCTTTTCTAAGAATACCTTACCCATCAACACGTCTTCCGCAATATCTAATCTCTTCATCTCTACCTCATGCAACTTTTTAACAAATCTCTTATCGTGAGCTTTCCACTTGTAGAACGTTGACTTGACTATATCTACCTTTCTACAGGTTGCCTCTACTACTCCCGATGTTCTCTCCCAATACTCTAAGAATAACTTTTTCTTTATCTTGGTTCTCTCTTGTTGCTGTCTTTTCTTAATCTTTTTCTCCTCTTCCTTTGTTGAAATATCCTCAAAACCGTTCGATTCTGTTCGATTTTCCTCTTTCCCCTCTTGTTTTGGTTCTTTTTCTGCCATAGTTAATATTCAATATGTGTTCTTTTCTCGTCTAATCTCATCTAATTGCGTCTAATCGTAGATAACTTGTCTCCTATCTACGTTTAACCCTCTTTAATAATGTCTATTACCTTACCTCTCATCTCCTCTTCTCCTCTCTGATGATCTCTGCTTTCATAAACTGATGGGATTTCTTTTATTTTCTTAATTAAATCCTCATCTACCTGTGCTTGATCTTCATACAGTTCTACTCCCATTGTAAATATTATGGCCATTGCCACTACAACTCCCATCAACCAGCAATATAATGTTAGTAATATTAATATTGTTACCACTGATAGAACCATTAATACAAATCCGAGTTTTTGTTTTATTTTCATAATCTTATTATATCCTTTACTTATTAACCCCACAAGGTATCTCCGCCAAAATGTCCCCATTTAGCAGTTTCCCTATACTGTGGTTTTCTTAATTGTAGATCGTCTATTATCCTCTCCGGTGTAAAATCTCTCTTATCTAAACTATCAGTCCATATCTTACTTCCTTTCAATACCACTGCAATTGCCTGAACTGGCTCTGATACCCCTATTGCATATGCTAC